CCTGAACCGTAGACTTCAAAGTCGCTAATGTAAAGCTCATGATGTAGTTACCTCCACAGATCCTACATTAGCACTTATTGCAAATGTTTGCAAAGTTGTACCTAAAATACCATCGCCCACATTCGTGTACATGGTAAAGACAGTGTTGTCATGGCCGTCCGACGAAGGATCTGGCCTGGATTCTTTTAAAGCCTGGGGATCTACTGGGCTCGGCTTTCTCATAAGCTGGGGGTGCTTAGGAGACCATTGATCTGGTCCAACCAGCAGGCCGTCCCAGGTCTTCTTCATATCTTTGAGTCTATAGCGGAATCCTGTTATGTCACAGATTCCGTATGCTCTTCTGTTGGATGCAAAAGCCATTTACTTGCCTTTTTTCCTATAATTTCTACTTCTGTTTTTGCTTCTTGACTCAAGCTTGTATCCGTCTTTGTTTGTACCCCCTTGAGACAACGCTTTATTGTGCGAAATATCTTTTTTTTCTCTCTTGTCTGCAATGCCGTTTTTGTTCCTATCACCGCCATTTTTCTTTGCTTTAGCATCAACCGCTCTTCTAGCTCTTTGGCGCTCCATTCTCGCTTCGTGCGCTTTTGATCCAACAGGAGGATTAACTTGTTTTTTTCTTTGAGCAACCATTAGGCAATGTTATACCCGCGCAGATCAGGAGCGATTCTAAACGAGGCGCGTTCTTCGTCTTGCGATAGCGCTCGCTGAAACTCTTCATCATACATCTGCTTGAGCATTCCTACTTTCTCCGGTGCTTTCTTTATGGCCATGTAATAAGCCAGTCCTGCTGCCAGGCACGGATAGAACCGGAAAGGGAGATCCAAAGTATTAGCACCTGCACCAGAATCATCCATCCTGGTCAGCACGTTGCAGTAAACAGTGTAAGTGCTGTTCTTGTCAGGCGCCGGCCAAACCGTAATGGTAGGGCTCAAAACTTTGTTTATGTAAAACTGATTAGGCTTACCAGTCGTGGCTTTAGTCGCCAGGTTAGAATACTCTGCCCTGGACATTCTACTGAGAGGAACATCAGTCTGCTGGTTACCCAGGGTCTCCCTGATAAACACATCAAGCACATCAATAGTTGCCGTTGGATTCGTGGCATCTATATCATACTGCACCGTGTCGGCAACCATAGGCAGAACCTTCTGGGCAACAGTCCACTGGTTTAAGCCCCTGTTAGCCCACTCGGCCAACATAAGGTTTAAAGAGCGGTTAGCAGACCTGAGATCGTAACCAGTACGCAGCTCTAGGCCGCATCGCTCGAATGCTTCCTCTACATACTCAGCTACATCGAGCTCAAATGTTTTAGTTCCGCTTACAGCCATTACGGTCTCCGCAAGTTGCTTCCAATGTTAGGCATACCGCCGCCCTTCATTCCAATAGGCTTCATCTTACCACCGCCCATCTTGCCCTGCACTCTTCCGTACAAGCCACAGTTGCTGCTTGAAGGTGGTCGCTTATTCTTGGTAGCAGCGCCGCCCATGTTCATTTTTTTGGCTGCAGAGCCACCATCTTTATATCCGGTCATTTTTTTATTCATCATTTTATCTTCCTCTTCCTCTTTTAGTTCGTCTATCAGTTATTTTGCCTCTTGGAGCAGTCCCTTTCTTTGGCTTCACGGGGTCTACTATTACTTTAGGCTTAGGCCCTGATCTGGGGGCCTGTGGCGCTTTAGGCTTGGGCTTGGGCTTCGGCTTAGGCTTAGGCCCTGATCTTGGGGGCTTAGGCGCTGGTGCTGGTGCTGGAGTGCCTTGCTTTGCCAAGGTTCTACCAAACTCCTGCTGAAACTCTTCAGGACTGTACCGAGTAAGAGCCGTGTCACCCGTCAAACCAAAGGCCGAAGAATCTCGGACATATTCGTTTGTTGCTGGGTCATAACTAAAGCTAGGCATTACCGCCTGGCCGTCTGATCCTACTTGGGCGTTCTGCGTAGCCATCTGATTCATAAAGTCAACATTTGACTGGAAGTCACCGGATGGTGCAGGTGTCGTGCTTGCCGCAAGGGTATCTGCCTTCAGTTTAGCCAAAGCGTCAGCAGAAGTAACCCTACCATCACCGTTAAAGTCATTAGCTAAATCAACAGCAGTATTGCCTACGGCTTGATTTAAAACATTCATAGCAGATTGCTGAGCAGGGCTTTGAGGCGCCGGCCTAGGTGCTGGTGTCGTGCTTGCTGCAAGGGTATCTGCCTTCAGTTTAGCCAAAGCGTCAGCAGAGGTAACTCTACCATCGCCGTTAAAGTCATTGGCTAAATCAACAGTAGTATTGCCTACAGCTTGATTTAAAACATTCATAGCAGATTGCTGGGCAGCGCTTTGAGGTGCTGGCCTAGGGGCCGGAGTCTTAACCGTTCGCCTTGTTCCTGTCTTCGGCAATGGCGTAGCTCTACCGTCACCTATACCAGTCAAATTGCCTGGTAGAGTGTCGAGGTTTATTTTAGGACCTGGCATTACCCTTGGGTTATCTACCCTGGGAGCTGGAGTTGGGGCTCTACCGCCACCTAAACCAGGGTCACTAAATAACGAGCTAGGATCTATCTGCGGCTTAGGCATAGGACCACGGCCACCAGTCTCGTCAGGTAAGAAACGTCTTGGATCTACAGGAGCAGGAGTTGCAGTATTACCTACCTCATCTTGCACCTGCCTAAGTTCGGGCATGCCTCTTCGACCACCAATCCCATTTTGCAAAGCCTCGATTCGAGCTCTCAAATCACTGTCATCAAACCTGGGGATCTCACGTTCAGAGATATTGTTTACCCTTCCACCAAGATCAGCAATTCTTGCTTGAATATCACTGGGATCAAACTGCGGGATCTCACGATTAGCCAGGGCATCTATTCTTGCTTGAATATCACTGGGATCAAACTGTGGGATATTTCCAACTCGTCCGCTTAACTCAGCGATTCTTTTTTGTATGTCACCGTCATCAAACTGTGGGATAGATGACACTGCCTCAGCATTAGCGTCTGCTGCAGCCCTAGCTGCTGCTATATTTGCCTGTATGTCTGCTGGGTTAAAACCTTCAAATCGACCCCTAAATCCACCCAGCTCACCTTGCATTGCATCAATTCTAGCCTGCAAGGCTGGGTCTACTGCTGGGGTGTTTTCAATAGCGGCTGCATTATTTGCTGCGGTTTCTTGCGCTGCTGCAATACTGGCTTGTATTGCTGCAGGGTCAAAATTGCCGAACCGGCCAAACTCTCCTTGAAGCGCATTAATTCTTTCTTGGATATCGGGGTCTATGTTAGATACAACCGCAGCGTTAGCCGCTGCCTGCTCTTCTGCTGCCCTGGCTGCTTCTGCAGCAGCTGCAATGTTTGCTTGTATAGTGGCTGGGTCAAAGCCGCCAAAGCGCCCTTCAAAGCCGCCAAAGCGTCCTTCCATTGCATCAATTCTGGCTTGAAGGTCTGCAACCCTTTGAGCTTCTGCTTCTTCAGCTAAGCGCTGTGACTCTGCTTCGGCTGCTTGTTGTGCAGCCATCGCTTCTGCAGCCGCTGCTTGCTGAGCTGCTGCCGCTGCCGCTGCTTCTTGCTCGGCCATCATCTCTGCAGCAATGCGGTCAGCTTCTGCAATAGTCGCAGCATCTGCCGCCGCCTTTTCTGCAGCAACACGCTCTTGCTCGGCTGCAGCGATTGCAGCTTCTTCTGCGGTTTGGGCATCAGCTGCTGCTTGTGCAGCCGCTGCTTCTTCTGCAGCTAATCTTTCCTGCTCCGCCTGGGCTGCCTGCTGATTAGCCAGGGCCGCAGCATCTGCCTCATCGCGGATATATTGTTGAGAAGACATCGTGGCAAATGGATCGTCCTTCTCAAACGTAAACATTGGATTATCAGTTCTAGCGCCACGGTCAAAAACCGGACGATTCATCAGATAGTCAGCCTGCGCTGCATAAGGGCTTTGCTGGTTTCGGTATTGATCCTGGTACAAGTCAGACAATATCTTGTCATAACTTTGACCGCTAAACAGGGAGCCAGCGCCAGCGGGTGGCTGAGGCATTCTTTGTCCTCCGCCAGGTGGTCGTCGCTTAAAGAAGTTGTCTGGCAGGCTGGGGAAGTCGAAGTTACCGTCACCTGGCATTGGCCTAGGCATTGGCTGGGCCCGATCTATGGGCATAGTCGGAGGACTTCCTATGGGAATAGTCGTCAGAGGGGGCTGGGGCTGGGGCATAGGCTGCAGTCTGTCAAAAAAACCGCCGCCTGGTACTGGCATAGGAGCTGGACCGCCAGTAGCCTCATCACGATCATCTATGCCATTGCGGTTACGGTCTTGAAAATCCATAGTTCGCACTGGAGGCATTTGTCCGCCACCAAAGCCACCTTCACCACCCAAACCAGGATCGGAAAATAATGAGTCGTCGTACCCTGGAGGAGAAATTGGTCCTCGCCCAGGCTTGGGTATTCTAGGCGGAAGCCGTCTAGGTCCTGAACGGAGAGTTTCTTCTCGCAGTATTTGTGAACCTATATCACCAGGGAATTGACTCATAATTTATCACCAATTTTTACATGACCAGTAAGATGGTGCGAAAACGTCTTTCTTCTTCTGCACTGCATCGCAGTTGTGCCTGGCTCGAAAGGACTTCTTTCTTGCCGGCTGGTCTGATTTAATTTTCATGTCAGGGTCGCCATACCTAACCAGTTTAACCTGGTCGCCTTTCTTGGCTAGAACCTTAAACTTTTTATTGGCTCCTGGCGTCCTTACCTGTTTGTTGTAACCAGGAAAAGACTCGCCCCTATAGGAGAGCCTTCCTGATTTACCTCTTTTAACATCACCGGTTGTAGCCATTACGCATGAAATATGGTCATGTTAGAAAAGGTGGTAACGTCATACTGCAAGTAAATACCGTCCTTAAATAAGATACCCTCGTCTGGGACGGTGATATCTCTTGAGACAGTAGCACTTGCAACCGTACCTATTTTTAACTGTGAATCACCAGTAATGGATGTTGTGAGAAAATTCAAAACACCTGCCGCTGAAGAACATACAATGTAAGTTCCCTGCAACCTGGCTCTTCCAGCATAAATTGCTACTGCAGCGTTATTAGCCATCCCTACTGAAATGTTAGCTGCTGGCTGCGTATTAACCGCACCCGCAGTAACAGTCTTAAAATACTTGGTTCCGGTTACCGTAGTAGCAGAACCAAGCATAGTAAGGGTTTCAGTCTGAGCTGCGCCAT